TAGTGTTGCAAACACTGTTACTGATTTTTCAAATGCAGGATATGATAATATGCTGTATAGAAATATTAATGACCCTGGAAAACAATGGATTAGAAAATATACTTTAGCATTAGCAAAAGAATTATTAGGTAATATTAGAAGTAAGTACGGATCAATACCTATTCCAGGATCAGAAACTAATCTCGATGGAGACACACTAAGAAGCGAAGCTTCAGTGGAAAGGGAAAATTTAATAACCCAATTAAGAGAAGATCTTGAAGCAGCTTCTAGAAGAAACCTTTTAGAACGACAACAAGAGGAATCTGATTTTATGAATCAAACAATGAATAAAATTCCATATGGAATATATATAGGGTAATTCATGGCACTATTTGGATCAGCAAGAGACGTTAGCCTTTTTAGAACTCTTAGTAGAGAGTTGGTTAATGATATTATAGATACTGAAGTAGATATTTTAAAAACTTCTATTTATGATGTTGACGAAAACTTATATGGCGAGTCAATTGATAAAATATTTAAACCTGGAGTTAGGGTAAACTGTTTAATAGAAGTAGATGACCAAGTTTGGGACACAACAGAGCTTGGTCCGGATATTAATCAATTATCTAAGTTTAGTTTTTTAAGAGACGATCTTTTACCTACAGGAAGTATTGGAACTCCAGCTGCAAATATTGTTTTGGAGGTTGGTGATATAATATATTGGAATAATATATACTGGGAAATAGACAGTGTTATACAAAACCAATTAATAGTTGGTAAAGATCCTGCAAAAGACAAAGGATTTGTTTCTGGAGGAAGAGGAGAATTTGGATCTAATTTTTCTATTATTTGCCAAACTCACCAAACTAGAAAAAGCAGAACCCAGTTAGATGATATTAGAGTAGGATATAATAATTATGGATTATACGGAGAATAAAAATGTCAGGTAAACAAAGATCTATTCCAGCAACATACAATAGAAACCAACAGGGAACTACTGACAGTTTAGGCAATAAAATATTCAAAGATAGGACTACCCAGGTAAATAGAACAAACGATATTAAAGAGGTATCTGTTGGACTATATGACGTTGATGAGGCAATTTATTATTATTTTGAAAACGTAATAAAGCCAAGGGTAATTGAAGGGGAAAGAGAAATAAAAGTACCTGTAATATATGGTTCTCCAGAGCGATGGAAAAGTGTTCAAAAGTCTGGAGTATATAGAGATGAAACTGGAAAAATTCAATACCCTATACTAATATACAAGAGAACAGGAATAGAAAGACTAGAAGGATATAATAAGCTAGACGCAAATAACCCAAATCTTTTTTACTCTGTTTCAAGCAATTATAATGAACGAAATAGATATGACCAATTTGATATACTTGTTGGTAGAAGTAAAGGTAAAAAAACCCACAACGTGGTTATTCCAGATTATGTAAAATTATCATATGATTGCATATTATTAACTGACTTTATAAAACACCAAAATAAAGTTATAGAGGATATAAACTATGCATCCCATGCATATTGGGGAAAAGACAATTATTATAAATTTTTAGCAACAATGGCATCATTTAATCTTACAAACGATGCAGCACAAGGAGAAGAAAGAACTTCTAGGGCAGAATTTACGTTAGAGATGAGTGGCTATATTATACCTGATAATTTACAAAAAGATATGACACAAGCCAATAAGTTAGATTATGGAGTTGCTAAAGTACAAGTGGGAATAGCAACAGTAAAAGATATTGAAAGCAAGGGTGGAAGAAACCCACAAACAGGCCTAGCCGGAAAAACAAGTGTTTACGGTAGAGGCACAAATCAAGGTTCAAAACCGTCTCCAAGATTCGATATACTTGCGGGACACGGCGAAGGACAAATTTAATAATTAAAAATTACGGAGGTTACAAATGGTATTATCAAACGACATTCAAGAAAAATTAAGCAAACACAGAGAAGAAAAAGCAACACAAACATCAACAGAAAAAAAGTTTTCTAAAGAAGAATTAGATCAGATTTCAAGTATAAAATCTAATTATGATGCAATAACATTACGAATGGGACAGGTTCACTTTGAATTGAGTGCATTAAACGAAGAAAAAATAAATTTAGAATCAGATTTTAATAAAAATAGAGATGAAGAAGTTAACTTTGCAACACAATTAACTAATAAATACGGAAAAGGTTCTTTAGACATTTCTACTGGAATTTTTACGCCAGCAGAATAGTTTTTGGATTCTTGTTCTATATTTATATATGAATATCTGTATTCACTTTTATCAACAGAATAGATAAAAAATAGTATAATTAGAGGAGAATATAAATGGCCGAAAGAATAGTTAGCCCAGGTGTTTTTACACAGGAAAATGACTTATCTTTTTTACCAGTGGGAATTGGTGAAATAGGAGCAGTAATAATTGGTAGAACCCAAACAGGTCCAGCATTTAAACCTGTTAAAGTTAGATCAATGAACGAATTTGAACTTAAATTTGGTAGTAGTACAGCGGGTACATACGTACCTTTTACAGTAAAAGAATATATAAAAAGCGCAGGTGTAGTTACGATTGTTAGAGTCTTAGGACTTGACGGTTTTACTGCCCCTAATCAAGTATATTTAGTAGCTTCTGGATCAGCAACAGGTCCTTCTGGATCAACTGTTGCCGCGTCAACTCCATTCTTATTAGGAGTATTACAAGCTTCAGCTAATGGAGACAACACTACTAAAGATGGTTTAATGCCAGAAACAACAATAGGATTTGGAGCATCTCAATCAGCAGCTTGGTCTGATGTGTTTCCAAACGACAATGATGAAAATTCTGATAAATTTGGAGGTGCATTAACTGGAAATGGAGAATTATCTCTTACTAAATTCTTTGGACATTTAGCTTCAGTACACCAAACAGCATCATTTGATAAAACAAACGACTTTTATATTCCTAAATTAGTAGGTAAAGGGCCTGGAATTCATGTTCCAACCGCAGCATACAGCACTAGCCAACCTGCTTCTTATGTTTATTCATTGTTTAATTCTCAATCTTATGGAGCACACTCAAATAACAAGGGTGGTGGATATAAGTTTACAGTAGCTTCCGCATCTCTTGCATCAATTACATTTGCCGCAGCAGCTACTACAGTTACAGGAACAAATTCAACTACTTCAGGTAAAGAATATGTTAATGCAAGTACTCCTTGGGTAGTTTCACAAACTGTAAATGCTAAAAACTTCCCAGTACTTAAGTTCCACACTCTAGCAGACGGTACAGATGCGAATAGAAAATATAAAATAAGTATATTGGGTATAAAATTTGCAGGAAGTATTAGTGGTCAAGACTACGGAAGCTTTACTGTTGTTGTTAGACCAATAGACGATACAGATAATAAAGTATTAGCATTAGAATCCTATTCAAACTGTAATCTAGACCCTAGTTCTCCAAACTATATTTGTAGACTTATTGGTGATAGAAATACTACATATGATGGTAATGGAAAATTAGTTACTAGTGGAGACTATCCTAATATATCTAAATTTATAAGAGTAGAAGCTCATCCAAACGTAGCAAATGCGGTATACGATGAATCTTTAATTCCTTTTGGAAATGAGCCTTACATCTCTCCACTATCTATTACAGTTAGTGGCTCAAAAGTAGCTTCATATCCTGCAGCTGCCTTAGTAACTTCTAGAAGTTTAGGTACAGATACAACTACATACTTTGGATTTAACTTTGACGAAACAATATTAAAGAATGGTGGATATAATTATTTAGCTCCACTTTCTGATGACGCTGTAACAGGTAATAACTCAAACTTCTTATTAGAAAACAGTACTGATGGAATGGCAACTACTGGAGCTGATCCATTAATTAAAGTTTCTGGAAGTACAGCGTTAAATGCTAAAAGGTTTACACTAGCTTTCCAAGGAGGATTTGATGGAGTTAATCCTGCAAAACAAGTTGCTATAGGAAAAGATATGCTATCAACTAATACGTTCGGATTTAGTTTTGCAAATACAACTGCAGATGGATATGTTGCATATAAGAAAGCTCTTGATACTGTAACTAATCCTGACGAAATAGATATTAATCTTATCGTAACACCAGGACTACTTACACAAAATGCAGCAAATTTTGCAACAAAAGTAATGGATGTTTGTGAAGCAAGAGGTGATTGTTTCTATATTATTGATGGAGTTAACTCCCTTAACGGTGATAGTGTAACAGCGGCAACTACACAAGCTGCAAATTACGATACAAACTACGCAGCAATGTATTATCCTTGGGTTAGAGTATTTGATGCAACAATAAATAGATTCTTATTTGTTCCACCATCAGTTGTAATACCTGGCGTATACTCATTTAATGACAAGGTTGCTTTCCCATGGTTTGCTCCTGCAGGTCTTAATAGAGGTAGCTTAACTACAGTAACTGAGCCATACACTAGACTTACACACGCAGAAAGAGATGATTTATATGAAGGTAAAGTTAATCCAATTGCAATATTCCCTAATACAGGAGTTTGCGTTTGGGGTCAGAAAACTTTACAAACTAAACCATCTGCACTTGATAGAATTAATGTTAGAAGACTGTTAATTAAACTTAAGAAATTTATTGCATCTTCTACTAGATACTTAGTATTTGAAAATAACACAACAGCAACAAGAAATAGATTCTTAAATATTGTTAACCCGTATCTTGAAACTGTTCAACAACAGCAAGGTTTATATGCGTTCAAAGTTATTATGGACGAATCAAATAATACACCTGATGTAATTGACAGAAATCAAATGAAAGGCGAAATATTTTTACAGCCTGCAAAAGCTGCTGAATTTATCATTGTTGACTTTAACATTATGAGAACAGGTGCATCTTTTGAAGAATAAAAAACAGTATAAGACGATATTTATATATAGAGGAGAAAAATAATGGCAAATTTAGTCGATCCAAATGAAATAATGTTCACGGCGTTTGAGCCTAAACAGCAAAATAGATTTATATTTTATGTTGATGGAATTCCAGCATATCTTATTAAAACAGCTGCTAGGCCAGTTATAACAACTGAAACGGTTGAATTACAACATATAAATGTTTCAAGATACGTTAAAGGTAAAAGTACTTGGGGCCCAGTAAGTTTAACACTTTATGACCCAATTGTACCATCTGGAGCACAAGCGGTAATGGAATGGGTAAGATTACACCACGAATCAGTAACAGGTAGAGATGGTTATGCAGATTTCTATAAGAAAGACGTAACAATCAATGTACTTGGGCCAGTAGGTGATAAGGTAGAAGAATGGACTGGTAAAGGCGCATATATTACAAGTGCTGACTTTGGAGCAATAGATTGGACAGCTACAAATGCAGTTAACGAAATCACTATGGAAATTCAATGTGATTACTGGATCTTACAATTCTAAGATAACAACACTACATATTTTTAAAAGGCCCTATAACTTAGGGTCTTTTTTTGTTTATTTTTTGCAGAAATATATATTTATATATGTTATATTAGAAACAATAGGAGAAAAGTTATGACTAAAGTAGTAGACCAAGATTACCCTGGACAAGAAAGATTATCAGATCAAGACATAAAAAATTTAGCAATTCAAAACGCTGGAAAAGCTGTGGAAACAGCCGCTAAAAATTATGCATTTCCAACCGAAACAATAGAATTACCTAGTGAAGGATTGTTATATCCAGATACAAGCCCACTATCATCTGGAAAAGTTGAAATTAAATATATGACAGCTAAAGAGGAAGATATTCTTACTTCTCAAAACCTTATTAAGAACGGAACAGTTATTGATGTATTACTAAAATCACTCATTGTCAGTCCCATAAATTATAATGAATTACTTGTTGGAGACAAAAACGCTATTATGATAGCCGCTAGAGTTTTAGCATATGGTAAAAATTATGAAGTTGAACTAACCGGTCCTAATGGAGATAAACAGCTTGAAAATATTGATCTTACGCTATTTTTAAATAAGAGATTAGATCATTCAACATTTGAAAAAGGACAAAATAAATTTTCGTTTCAATTACCTGCTGCAAAAAGAATGATTGAATTTAAACTTTTAACACATGGTGATGATAAAAAAATAGCAGATTCAATAAAGGCAGCTAAAAAAGCTTCAAACAGAATATCCGGTGTGTCACCTGAACTAAGCACTAGACTAAAACACATGATAATTTCAGTAGATGGAGAAATGGATAGAATTAAAATATCTAAATTTGTAGACACTGAATTTTTATCTAGAGACTCTCTTGAATTTAGAGAATATATAAAGCAAGTATCTCCAGATATTGATCTTACATATACATACTATGGTGAATCTGATGGAGAAGAAAGGTCAGTAACCATGCCAATGTCCGTTAAGTTTTTTTGGCCTAGGTCCTAACTATAGGGCCATTCTGCACAAAACGTTATTTGAAATGGCGTACTATTCCCAAGGGGGTTTTAACTGGACTGACCTTTATACGATGCCAGTACACCTTAGAAGATTCTATCTTGATAAGTTAACAGACGTTAAAAAGAAAGAAAAAGAACAGGCAGAAAAACAAAGCAAAAAATCTTCTCCAAGAATGCCTCGAAAGAGATAATAACTCTAACTTTCTGATATTTATATATGATAAACCATGAAAATCAGGAGACAATAAATGACAGAACAAGAACTTCGCAAACAAATTAGAACAGAGGTTAAATCAATAATCTCAGAAGAAAACGCAATAACTAAACTTTTAGGTAAACTTTTTACAGGTATGTCAAAAGCTGCCCAAAAAAGAGCAGTAAAAAAGATGATGAATACTCCTGAGTTGGTAGCACTCATGAAATCTTCTGACAATCCAAGAACAAATGCGTATATAGATGCAATAAATAAACTGTAATATAACCAATGGCAAAATTTGAAGACATAAAAAAAGCCAATGAAGAGCAAAAAAAGCTCAACAAAAACCTTGACGACGCAGTTAGAAGGGTTGGCACCATGTACACTAAGTACGAGGAGTTTTCAGATAAGCGGTCAAAGGAAGCTAAAGCATATAAAAAAGCATTAGATGCCCAAGAAAAATCTTTAGATACAATTTCAGAAAAAGTAGAAGATCAAAAAGAAGCTGTTGCCAAAATTGCAACAGAATATAAAGAACAACTAAAAACCTCTGCAAAACTAAAAGGTATAGAAAAAGATATTACAGACTTCCAAAAAGAAAAAGTATTATCTGCTAAAGCTATAGAAGGATTTGACCAATCTTCTTTATTAACTTTAAAAGCCAAAGAAGCATTAGATTCTGGAAGGGTTGGAAAGTCTCAAGCAATATTAGAAATAGCTAGTCTTGAAAGAGACTTAATGAAAGAGGTTGTAGACGGAAACCTAGATCTTGAAGACGTACAAGGAAGACAGGCCGAAATAGTTCAAGACTTAGCTTCAAAATATGATTTAACAGGAGAAGAAGTTGACAACATTACAGCTGCCGTAGATGGACAGTTTAATAATGTTGCAGCTTTAAATGAAGAGTTAAATCAAACAAATGCACTTGGAATATCTAGAAGAGATATATTACAGTCTCAACAAGAAGCATTGTCTGGACAAGATGATATGCTTAAAAAATTAAAAGCTGGAGCCACGAAATATATTGGAGTATTTAGTAACGGATTTTTAGCATTTGGAGCAGTATCTAAATTTTTAGCAGACCAAGTATTAAGTACTAGAGACTTAGCAAAAAATCTTGGAGTAAGCCAAGGTACGGCATTTAAACTTGGAAAACAAACTAAGCTATTAAAAAT